AGGAACAAGCAAACCGGGACAGTTACTCAATTCGTGAGGGGAAAGGCTATGCAAGACTACAGAGCAAAATTGGTCGCAGAGGATAGCCGCGATGACTGATCGTAGCCACCATGCCCCATCGCGGCTATACGACCTGCGCGAGTGGCTCCTCGACAGGATAGACGGCAGCGAGGAGACGAGGGGCGATGACAGCCTCATCTCCCATTTCATCCGGCAGATCGACGCGCTGCCGTCGGAGACGGTGGCAACGGTTGAGCCTCGCGGTTGCCCGACACCCGGCAGTTGCTCTGCCGTGGAAGAACTTGCGGATCTCAAGCAGAGGTTGTTGCCGCAATTTCAGGGACGGGCGCAGAGGGCAGAGCACGAACGCGATGCGTTGCTTGAGCAGTTGATTGTCCACCGGACAACAATCGCAAACCTGCATAGCGAGATCGACGGGATGCGGGAGAAGCTACGGGCGGCGACAACGATGGTCTGCGAAATGACGGAAGGAGTTGCAACGTGGGCAGAAAAGTGGAGGGACAGCAAATGAACAACGAACTGCTGGCGAGGCTGCGTGATCTGGCCCACTATGATCGCGCCACCATCGAAGCCGCGATCAATGCGCTGTCAGCCCCATCCGCAACGGCAGCAACAGATCGTCCTGACTGGGCGAAACAACTGCCGGGGGCGGAACTCTACGACCGCGCAGCACGGTACGAGTACATCCGCACACTTAACCCAAGGAAGTTTTCCGAGTTGTACAACGAGGCGCTGATGGGTGTCCATCAGTTTGACGATTTAGTGGATCGCTATCGTGACGCAGGGGAGCGATAGGGGTGCTGACCGTAACGCCCATCGACTTTGCGGAGGCCAATGCTTTTGTTGCGACCCTGCACCGTCACCACAAGCCGATGCCGGGGTGCAAGTTCTGCATCGCAGTATCAGATGCTGACGGAAAGGTGCGCGGTGTGGTAATGGTCGGCAGGCCGGTAGCAAGGAACAGCGACAACGGCTACACGTTGGAAGTCAACCGCTGTTGTACCGATGGGGCTAGGAACGCCTGTTCGATGCTCTACGGGGCCGCGTGGCGGGTTGCCAAAGCATTGGGATACCGCAGGCTGATGACATACACGCTGCCAGCAGAGGGCGGGGCGAGCCTCCGCGCAGCTGGTTGGAAACTGATTGGCGAGCGGGGGGGGGGGAATTGGAACGTGCCAAGCCGCCCTCGCGTTGATACCGCAGCAATCCTGCAAGGACAGAAACTACTATGGGAAGCGTTATGAAGCGCCACCACACCACAGGGGGACTACCGAAATGAGCGGCACCACCCTGAATGGTGGCGCTCCCATACGCGAGGGGGCCGCGTGAAACCGTGGCCCGATTGGGCGCTTTGGATGATGTTTGTCCTGTGCCTGGTCGCCAGCATTGGCATTGCTCTGTGTACATAAAGGACTAATATGATTCTGCTAGGTGATACGCCGTACATCCAATGTTTCGTGCGGAACGAATTCCTGTTTGACGAAAAGCGAGGCCACGGAGAATTTACGCCAGCCGTAGCCTTTGCGTTCCGCGCCGAACCAGCGCGTGTACCGATGTTCCAAGTCATGCTAGCCAGCGGCGCTCAATGGGCCAGAATGCCGATCCACATGATATGCAGCAAGCCATGCGACCCGCTGCCGATAGAGCAGTCCTGCTGGTGGGACAGCTACGGGTACGAATTCACCGTAGTTGCGTTGCCGTTCCTGAAAAACCATGCGGTTACTGCGTTGGGCCGGGACGGTGAGATCCGCAAAGGCAACTACCTGTTTACGGTGGATTGGATGCAGACCGGCTGGAGCGAAACGCCAGACCAGCACAAGAACCACCATGTGATCGCGCTAGAGTCAGGGCCGTGGATTGCGTACCCGAACAACAGGCTTGTGTGGCACGATCTGTCATGGATCACGCCTGCGCCCAACAAGGAATGGCAGACTCCCACCCGCAGCTATTCGGTCGAGGGTTTGATTTGACGTAGCGAGATCTGCTCCTATCACTCGCTGCGTTTTTACGGCTGGCTTGCACAGGTCAGCCGTTTTTTTTTCTAACTTTTAGACAACAATGACAAAACGAAAAACGCCTGTAGAGATAATGCCCCTTCCATCATGGCTCGCGCCGCCCAAACTTGCCCTCGCGGGTTGCGATCAAGTCACAATTATTCGGCAAGGCATCAACACGCCGGATCAAATAGAAAAACGATATCAACGTGCGCGAGTTGCGCTCAGGATGCGGAAGCTATGAATAAGGACATTAACCCTAGTCAAAAATTATGCGGCGCTTGCCAGATGAACGTTGCAGTTAAGCTGGTTCCGAAGGGGCGAGGCGGCAAGATCAAGACCTGGCGCTGTCAAAGTTGCTTACACCGCCGCCAGCCCAGTTGGATCAGCGGGAAATAGCCGGGTTCCGGTCTTGTCGATAATCAGCGCCATTTTTCGGGGTTTTGCCGGCAAGTTGGGTATGCTGATATGCGTCCAGGCATCGAACTCCTTGATGAGTTGGTCGTAGGCCAGCCCAGAGGCCCGTACAGCCCTTACCACCGCGTCTGGAGTCATCCCCGGCACTCTGATGTCAGCCGCGCAGCCGAGCCTGTGCTGGCTCGTATCCTTGCTTCCTACGGCATCATTGACGGCTTTGCTGCGGTAGGCCGAATTGATTACCACCACCCTGTTGCCCAGCACCTCCCGAACTTGCTCCAGAAACTCTGCCAGTCTTTGCAGATTGGCTAGTGCGTCTGCGTCTGGAGTGTTGTCTAGCGCCCGGTGATCGGTACGGGTCAGTTCAGCAAGGGTGAAATGCTCACTTAGGTTCATTTTGATTGACCTGTATTCCCGCTAACAATCCAATAAACCCGCCAACGATGGTTTGAAAGGCTGGGCCTATCAGCTTGAATATCTCGGAGTTATCCACAACAGGGTCAAACAACCCAGCGCACATCACCGCAACCATAGACAACAAGATCAAGCAAAGAGTCACGCTAACCATCCCGATTACGACGATCAGCGTTTTCTCTTTCACTTGTTGCTCGGATCTGCCCGTCCAGCCGCACCCAGACCCAGAGCCGCTGCCAGCCCTTGCGCCAGCATTTGATATTGCGGCGGCACCATCGGGATGCCAACTGCAAACAGAATCCCCAGACCTGCAAGCGTCGAGGGTTCACCAAACCGTTTCCTGAGAAAGCCCATAATAGTCTCCTAAAAGTTTCCGCCTACGGGATTCAACGCTCCAACCGGAGCATCGGTAACAATTGTCGATCCCATCTTTACATGACCGTTGGTCAGCGGGGATTCGTTGATCGGGCCGTAACAGGAAGCAAGCTGTACGTTATTCGTTTTCTTGGCTTGCTTGTCGCAAATCATCGCCCACATATTGCTCATGCCTTCAGTCTTACTAAGGACAAAAGTGCGGTGAACCAACGGGGCAACGGCCCATGTCGGCGCTTGGGGGGCTTCGCTGACAGTAGAAAACAGGCTCCAGACCTTGCCGGGAGGAGCATCGCAACTGTTATTCATCAGCGCACCATTTGCCACGCTGCGGCCCGTAAGGACGGGGCAGACTGCCATCCCCTCTTGAAACACTTTACCCTTAACGGTGATCGTCTTTCCGGTAGGCGTAGAACCGGAGGCAGCACAGAGCGCGTATTCACCATTGCAGATCATCAGATCCGCAGCAGACACGCTGAACGGAAGCAACGCAAGGAGTAGCAGCTTTTTCATGGTTATACCTTCAGGACAAGGTGGATGAGCAAAGCAATGATGAAACCCGCAACGGTAAAGCCGATATGCTCAATGCGTTTCAACCGGGCGTTGATGGTGTCATAGCGCAGTTCGCACACCGCCTCATGGGAGGTCAGGCGAACGTCGAGTTCGTTAACGGTCGCCATCATTCTTCTTTGACTACGGGTTTAGTCAGTTCTTCAATCCTGCGCCCAGCCGCAGCCAGCAGCGCCCTCAGATGCACGACCTCGTTCAGGGCTGTGTCCCGCTGCATCTGGACTGCTTGCACAATGTCTTGCGGCTCGGTTTTCAGTTCTTCGCTCACGTTGTGTCCTTAATTTGTAATTAGAGTTTTATTTATGTAACTCTTTGCGCCTTCATGGACGAGCCACGGTAAACAATAAGGGAAGTTCCGGTGGATGTCTCTTGTGCAAACTGTATTAATACGTTTCCCGCGCCCGAGGCAGTAACCCTTGCGCTGACAGTAACAATGGCTCTTCCACCATATAAGATTTCTGCTGCCGTCCAATCAACACGGGCCGCATCTGTCGTGGTTGATTGAACCATTGCAGGGCCGGTGTAGACCCCGCTAATAAGGTCAAGAGCACTTGGGATGTATTGGTAAAACACATCTTGCGTTGCACTTGCTGGCGTATCAACAGCCAGCCCTAATCCCGTTGCCTCTAGGTTTGCACCCACGCGCAGCTTCCACTCAATTAGCCACGTTTCGCCAGCCCCGATTGCAACAGTCAAATCAGATAGCGTGGTTAGTGTTGTGCTGCTGTTTAACTGATTATCAGCAGTAAGGTATGCGATTTTCAAGCCCAAGACATTGCTGCCGGTGCCAATTGTTGCGCCGCCGGTCAGGGTTGAAACCCCCGTCACGCCGAGGGTGCCGGGTATGGTTACGGCACCTGCGGCACTTATTGACATCAGCGTGGTCATTGTTGCTGTGTTACCTGCGGTGCCAGACGCGGAAGATGTAGACCAATAGTGAGTTCCACTATCTTGAACATAATTGCTAGCGTAGCCAGTACCGGCAAACTTTTGGCCCGAACTGTAGTACCAGTTAGTTGAAACTGTTGTGTCCGTTTGCGAGGACACCGAAATACCGTTCCCTTTGTTCCTAACTTCCAGCGCCAGATAGTTGTTTGTCCAGACGCTTGGGGCTACACCAAATCCCCATGCAGTCGCACTTCCGGTCACCGTCATGCCTGAAGTGCCGAGGGCAAGGGTACTTAAGAGCGTTGCGGCTCCAGTCACGCCCAAAGTCGTCCCAACCGTCAACGATCCCGAAAGAGTCTGGCTCGCAGCGCCAATCGTTCCCGTCAATGTCGGGGAGGCAGACATAACCACCGAGCCGGTGCCGGTCATCGCGTTGGAGACAAGCCCTTTGGAGCCGTCAGAGAACACGGGGAGGGAGGCGGTGAGGCTGGACAGGATCGGCTGGGCGGTTAAGGTGGCTACGCCGGTGACGGCTAAAGTCGTCCCGACAGTCAGCGCACCCGAAACTGTCAAATTAGTAAAAGCGTTTGCGTTGATTAGCTGGAACCGCGTCCCGTCATATTCAACGATTGCCATCTGACCCGAAACTAAAGCGCCAGCAGCCAAAGCGACCGCTCCGGTTCGCGTAACAGCTTTTGCACCAAGGCCGTCAATGTTCAGCGTAACCGCAGTCGTATTAGTACCCGCAGCAACAAATGAGAATTGCTGCCCCGTTGCATAAGCTGTCAGCGTCTGCACCAGAGTGCCGGTAATCGTATCAGCACCCGCAACCGTTATCAGCGTTGCGACAGGAGCGTTCTGAAGCTGCCCGAACTGAGCCGCGTCCGTAGCCGAGGTTCCAGCGCCCAGGCCGGTGAGCTTGAAGCCGCCCATCGGGATATTGGCTGTCGGAACGGTCTGCCCGTCCTTCGTCATCGCTGTGGTTAGTCCGGTTGCCAGATCCGCTGTGAGCGCGTTAAACGCGGTCGTGGTGATCGTTGTACCGGGGACAACAGGCTGACCCGCGCTGTTGATTAAAAAGGTACCGTTTCCTGAGTAGCTCATGATTTTACCTTTCGTTTTTTGCTGGCTGTTGGGTTGCTGTACCCGCTTGAGATGCAAGCAAAGCAGCAAGTCTAGCTTGTTCGCTTGTCATTGGGATTTTGCTTGCTAATGCGGCTGCTTGGCTTACGCCTGGAATCGCAGCAACTTTATTTGCTCCAGTTTGCAATAGATTCGCCAGTTGACCCGCCCGATAAGCGCCCTCCCCTACTAAGCGCGGCGACATAAACGGCAACGCCAGAGCCATTGCCGGACTGCCCATCAAAGCGGCCCCTGCTGTTGCTGGCGCACCTAATTGCCCAGTCAATCCTCGAGGCGTCCACGAACTCATTGTCTGACCAGCAATCGCTGGCATCAAGTCTGCATTGCCGCCTTGTTCTAAGGCTTTTGCAAGATCCAGCCTGTACCCATAATTTGCATTGACGTTGTTTCTGCCAAGAGAAGTTAGCTTCCTTAGTGCGGTATCTGCTGATGCTTTTTGCCCCAAAGAAAGAGCGCGTTCTATTTCTTTTTCAAGGCTAATCGCTTCTTCGTATGCTTTCATTGTTGAAGCATATTCTGGCGACTGTTTTACGATGGTATCTTTTACTGCATTTCGTACCGTTGTGATAACTCGTTGCGCTTGATTGTGTACTGGGCTTTCAGGATAAACAGCGTCAAGCCTTTGTTTAAGCGCATCCAACCCGGACGCAGTATGCGCGGCTGGATCATCGCGCCATTCTTTGACGATTGATTTTACTTCTTTAACTTTTGCAGTTTCTGCCGTTCCTATTTTGGAGTGACCGCCCTGTTGCAAACTAGCAGTAACATCACTTAACGCGGTATCAATATCGCCAAATTTTAGCGGGGTTGTGTCTGCCGCAGTTGTTGCAATGTTTGTTTTGTAGTCTTGTGACCTTGTTGCCCTCATATTAGCAAGAGCTTGCCGAGCTTGATCTAACACATCAGTCTTTGCTACCCGTCCCGCCATGTTTTCTAGAAAAGCGGTGGTTCCTTCTTTACCAGCTTTGAACGCCGTCCCAACGTTTTCAGCGCCCACGCCGGTTGCCATGCCAAGACCTTGTTTAGAACCTAAAGCAACCGCTGGGCCGACCGCTTTTAATCCTTGAATTAATCCAGTTACGGGATTTGTAACATTTGCCGCTGTTGTTAACCCAGCCGCTATGCCGCCAGCGCGTGGCGCAATAGCAGCGCCGCCAGATAACAACATGGAAAGATCGCCAGCAACGCCAACGGGATCTTTAGCTAATGCTGTTTTAATACCGTCAACGCTGCCGTATCGTTCTTTGAAATGACCTCCCATTGCGTTTGCCGCATTTACGGCGCGATCTGCGGCATCAGGATTCGCGTCAAATTTATCTATAAAATCGGCAATAGGTTTTGGAACAATATTTTTAAGCGCACCAGCAGCTACATCGCCCAATGCTGAAGCTGTATCTATTGGATGCCTAACAGCTTGCGCCATGCCTCCAACAAAGTTCATCGCGCTTGATGGCAAATTTTTAATCATTTGCCCAGGAACATCAGCCCAAGACAATGGCTTGTTAGGTTGCTGCGATACAACTTTCCAATTGCTTGGCTGAGTTACAGACTCAGAAAGTTGGCTTTGTTGCTCAACATTAGGTTGCTCAGCAGTTGGCGTTACGGATATTACTTTCCAAGAATCGCCCATTACTTCACCTGTACAGGTTTGCCATTTTGCAATGTCCATGACTGACCATTATCAAAATTGGTTGTTTTTCCTTCAACCAAAGAAGACAAGGGAGGCATGGCAGTTCCTGCTTTAGAAGCATAATCAACAATAACGTTTTCTGGGTTTAATCCCATCCTTTTAGCCATACCTGTGTAACTAGCGGTCAATCTATCTGTTCCTTTCTTTTGCGATGTGTAAAGATTATCAGCTTCGCGGATAAAATCATTTCTTAATGAGTCAGGAAGCCTTTGACCGCTTATCACCCTTTGCATTGCGCCTTGTATGCGTTCACCAAAAGAACCAGAAGCCGCAGCAGCAGCAAATTCGCTTTCTCTTACAACAGAACCCGGATCAAGCAATTTAACAAAGCTATAAAGCAAAGACATATCGCCAGCGCCTGTTGCTGCAACGCTTTTTATTTTTTCGTGAGCGTCTTGGACTACTCTAAAATCTTTTGTTAAATTGTTATATTCATCGCGCAATGTGTTTTCATTTGCGCCTGTACCTTTAAGTTTTTCTGCTGCCGCTAAATCTAACAATTTAGGAGGAATTGGACGGTTATTCAAAGATTGCGAAACAACTTGTGTGCTGGCTGAGTTATTTGTTGTAGAACCGAGCGTTCCAGTTTTTGATGGTACGGATTGCGCCGCTCCTTGCGGAACCATAGCGCCCGGTTGCGGAGCAGCAGGAACCACAGGCTGAGGCGCAGCAGTCGGAACCATAGGACGCGGAGCAGCAACACCTTGTGTCGGCATTGCTTGCTGTGGAACCGCGCTTTGTGGCGGCAATACTGCGCCACCACCACCTTTTAAGCCTGTGTCGTAAAACAACTGCGAAGCACTAATACCAAGCCGTGCTGCGTCATTTTCAAGGTTTGCGCGTTGATTTGCTGTCAAATTATAAAACGCACGGTCGGATAGTTCACGATCTTGTTTTAGTCTTGCGCCAGCATCAAACGTTCCGGTGGTGAATTGGTTCATTGGATTACTAGGGCCAAGGTCTTTGCGTTTGCCCGTTTCGCTTAATACATACCCAATGTAACCTGTTGGGCTTGTATCACTTTTTTCATGTATTGGCGTAGTGCCAAATTTTTCTTCTGTTGGCGCTGTAAAAACAACTTTTCCTTCTCTTGGGCTATAAAGACTTCCGCCTTTACTAACTTCCGTTAGTTTTTCTGGCCCCATCTGAGAAAGAAGCTGCGCCATTAACATTTGCTGCCCTTCAAGAGTTTTAGCTTGACCCATCATTTCGGGGTCAATTTGTCCTGCGCGACGAGCGGGAACAGCAGGAATGGCGGCTCCAGGCAACGGCGTACCGTAGTCTGCCGATTGAGCCCTTTCTTCTGGCGCTATTTCTGCCATCCTTGCCGGGACTTCAGCCTGTCCAGGAACCGCAGGCGCAGAAAGCATTTTTGCAATGTTGGTGAAATCAGCCGATTGATCGCTGCGATACCGCTCTCCAAGAGCCTTCTGCTCCTCTAGCCCTTTTTCCTGCATTTTCATAGCTGTAAAGCCTTGCAGCATTTTGGCAAGGCCAGCAGTCACAGGACTCCGCGCTTCAATGCCCTTGTAGCTATATCGCTCAGTCGGCTGAAGCGATTGCGCTTGAAGCAGTTCAGCCATCTTCTGCTGCTGGGCGATCTTGTCCAGATCCGCTTGGTACGGACTCGGCAAGTTAAAAGCAACTGTAGGATTAGCCATTTTCAACCCTCAAAATTGACGTACTGCGAAGCGGGGTCGTACATCGTAGACCGATCTTCGACAGGGGCTTGTTCTAACGGGGAGCGTTTCATGTACTTCATCATTTCACCCAAACTGCCCATCATTCCAGCAGATGACGGCGTACCCATCGGCCCTTTGTATCGTTGGTAAGGGCTGGCTGAGTTCTGCAACAGCGCAGCCAGGGCCATGCGCTTCTCGTCTGGATTGAAGTTGTAGAGTTCGTTCATACCATCCCCATTGCTTTTAGGCTGGGTTGTAATGTCATTTTTAGTGCTTCCATTCTCTTTGCATATATCTCGTAAAGGTCAGGATGACGCTGTTTTGTCCACGCAACCCGATCTGCCGAATGTTCTAAAAACGCTGTGCAATCATAACAATCAAGGCTCGAATGATCTATTGAGTAATGCTCTGGCAAACTGCCGCGCTGGTCTAACAAATAATCTAAAACTTGCTGTTTTGTCCATGTTTCAATGGGCTGCAAAAACTTAATGCCATCAACCATTGAGCCATTAACTGCAAGCGATTTATAACTCTCGTCTAGTCGTTGTCCTCTGATCAATTCAGTAATACCCATTTCTTTGCATTTTTGCATTAACGGATTTGCTATATTTTCGTAACAACATCCCAAATAACTCTGCACCTTTGTTGGCTTGATGCCACTAATTTGCATTCCAGTATTTGTGAAATGAATTGGCACAATATCTGATGGCAAACCCCATTCATCATTTTGCCTTTGCTTATCAGAATTAATTTCTACAAATTGAAATGCTTGGCTTTTTATCTCATTTACAATTTCTAATGTTTCTGGATAGCCTGTGCCAGTATTTACCCACAAAACTACAGGATTCAGATGCTTGGATAAATACCAGCAAGCCAGAGAATCCTTACCACCAGAAAATGCAAGTCCAAGCATTAGAGCGCAGCCGCCATCATCCCAGCACCCGCAAGGTTGTACAGCCCTGCATTTTGCGCGTTTGCGTTTGAGGACTGAATCCCGTACTGATCCATTGCCGCTTGTCCAGCAGCCTGAGCTCCAGCAAAGACCGGAGCCGCAGCAATGTTGCTGCCTTGGTAGCCCTGAAACTGTGGCATCTGGATCTGCGATCCACCCATGAGTCCTGTAATCTCGTTCAGCGGCTGATTACGCAACGCAAGCTGCTGTTGCAGACTTTGCTGCTGGGCAGTATTGCCGAACTGACCACCTTGCAACAGTTGGTTAAATTGCTGGTTTTGTGCAGCAAGTGCGGCTTGTTGCTGCTGCAATGCAGCCTGCTGATTCTGAGTGATTGCTTGGTTGCCCAGTTGCTGCTGCGTAACATTTTGCCCGAAACCTTGCTGCTGGGCGGCAAGCTGGGCTTGTTGCTGAGATAATGCGGCTTGCTGGTTCTGACCGACTGCTTGATTCTGCAAGCCTTGCACACCCATATTTTGGTTGTAAAGTTGTTGGGCAGCAGCGTTTTGAGCTTGTTGAGCAGACAAACCTTGATTGAAATTCTGCCCAATGGCGGCATTTTGTGCAGCGTTTGCGGCTTGTCCTTGCCCGAAATTCTGGGCAATGCCAGCGTTTTGCAATTGCTGGGCAGTCACACCTTGCCCAAAGTTTTGCCCAACCGCTTGGTTGCCAAATTGCCCCGCTGCCAACGCCTGGTTGAACCCTTGAGCGTTCGCGGCAGTATCCAGACCGATCCCTTGCAAAGCGGCTTGAGTCAGAAGGTCGTTCTTTTGCTGGTTTTGCGACAACATTGCGTTCTCATACGCTTCGCCACCAGCGACTAAACCTTGGTTTGCAAGCCTCTGCCGCATTGCTGCATCAGACTTTTCAAGCTGCGGAGCCAAACGGCTCATAATCGCGTTTTGGCCCGTCATTCCTGCGCTGACCGGCATGGCGGCAACGTTGCTTGTGTTTAGACCGCCGCTTGCGAATCCGTATTGCCCAGACTGCGGCCCGCCACCTGCGTATCCGTATTGCCCCGCACTCGGACCGCCGCTCGACATTCCATACTGCCCCGCTTGCGGCCCTGCATTTACGCCTTGCGCGTTGACGTTCGCGCCAGCCATGCCGTACAGCGAAAGCTCGGGCGCTTGCGAAATCTGCCCCGCGTTGACGTTTCCGCTTGCTTGACCGTATCTGCTTAGATCCGGCGCTTGAGAAATCTGCCCAGCGTTGCCGAGGTTTGTCTGAAGTCCTGCGAGGTTTGGATTAAAGCCAGTTCCAAGCACTCGGCTGGCAGTCCCTAGCCCTTGCTCACCTAGCCCTGCCAGAGCGCGTTGGACGCGCTGTTGAGCGTCTAGCGTGGCTTGAGCTTGCGGGGTCAGCGTCTGCGTAATCGTTGGCTGGTCGCCGCCCGTGGTGGTTGTGTATTGCTCCCTCGTGGGCGCGTTCGTTCCTGCCGCCCATTTGTTCATTGCATTCTGGTAGCCAGCGGTATCGAACACGCTTTGATCGTCGTATCCGGTTGGAGTATAAAATTGGCTCTGCATCGGAACCGCCCCGCGGGGACTGGCTTGATACGCAGACATTGCTTTGTCGTAGTTTTCTTGGTCGAAACTCGGCGTTCCAAACGTTACCGTCTGGCTTCCAAGCGGGCCGGAAATGTTGGGATTGTTCATCCGCCCCTGAAGGCGGGCTGTGGCTTCGTTTGCAACTCCTTGTGCTTGAGCGGCTCCTGGGTAGTCAGGCACAGCGGGCGGGCTGGGTGAGTCTTTTCCCATATCGTTCTCCTGTGTACCGGCACGAATCCCGCGCCAGCGTCAAAAATACAATGTCACCGTCCGGGCGACCGTCTTTGATTCTGCCCTCTTCGACAAAACCCATCTTTTTCACTAGCCGCAAGCTCTCGTCGTTTTCGCTTCCAACAGGCACGATAATCTTGTCCACTTGGCAAATATTGAACGGGTAATCGAATATCGCCGCCAGGTACTTTGGCGTAAGCCTTCCTTCAACCGCTATGTGACACCAGATGCTCTTGTGGTTCCAGTTCTCGTAGATCACACCAGCAACAAGCTCCTCATCACGCTCAAGACCGATTGCGGTAGATCGGCCCTCAAAATACCCGCCACGCACGCGCTTTGCGACCCAATGGCCCACGCCCGCCCGAGTGGTTATATTCCAGCCCATCCGCTCTGGTACACAATGTCCGTTGAGGCCCACTCTATATGCAAGCCTTGAGAACTGCTCTTTAGCTGAATCCCGCCGCAATAGCCCAATCCTGTAATCCCTTGCCAGTTGTTAGTGATTTGCAGCCCAGTACCCCAAATGGACGAATTCCAAAGGGATGTGTCCCAAATCGCCACAGGACTGGGAGAAAACGACAACGTTGCGGTTGTATCGGCAAGGTCAAAATCGACGTTCATTCCGACAGCGACCGAGGGAAGACCGTCCGTAAACAGACTAGGCCGCGCTCTTGTAAAGTATTTCTTTACACCGCGAGACTCAAAGTAATTAAACGCTTGCAGCGCAACGGTCGTGATGTTGTTTGTGTCGTCGATATACTCGCTATCCCAAGCCTTGCCGACAAAGCCATTGCCGCCAAAGTAAGGATCGTCGTTAAACGTTTCCCACACGTTTGCGTTCCAGCCGGTAAAGTTACACCAGCTTTTTGTAATGTTGTTCATCACATATTGCTCTTGGCTCGCGCCTTCTTGGACGGGGACGTTTACCCACAGCGCGTTATTCTTGGATGAATAGAGAATTTCCCACCCGAAATTACTTCCGTAAGTTGTCACCGCAGTCGTAATCGCACCTTGGATTTTGTTCGATAGTGCGATTCGGGGATCTAGGCGAGAGGACTGCAATGATCCCGCCAGGGGAACCAAACCGTCCAATGTGATAATCAACAGATCGCCGCCGTATTTCATCATGCAGCGATTTCCCACGGGAGAGCCGAGCTTCCAGACACCGATCAGCGCCCAAGTGTTCGCGCTGGAGGGGTCTGTGCCGCTGTAGACGATGGCTTCGCCGTTGCTGGTGATGAACACTAGGTTATCGTCCACGCCATAACCAGCGTCGAGCGTCCATGTGTCAAGGTCTACAAGCGTCCCGCCGTACTTTGCAATAGCGCTCAGATCCAGAACCTGCGCCGCCCCACCAACCGCGTTTACGGGCAAATACCAAGCCTTCAGAGTGTTTTTTTGAATGAACCAGACGCGGCTCTTGTGCAACGCAATATTAGAGAGGGTGGTTGTTGTAACGCCCGTAATCGCAATTGTCGATATTGCGGTGATGCTTGCCCATGTTGCATTGTCGTAAAGCAACGGGGCATCGACCCCGTTTACGCAGTAGAGATAGCTTCCTCCGGCTGTGGTGACGTTTATATGCTCCCAGCGTGAGTTAGTCAGTCCTGTCTTTACCGCAGCGCCCACGACCCCTGTAGACGTAACGTCATAGATTTTTCCTCCCGCCCAAGCAAACAATTTATCCGCCGCGCCGCTTGAGTAATTAATAAGCGATTCGACTTGCCCCGTGATTCCAGTTACCCATTGGATGTACCCGCCGCGCAGAACAACGTTGCTCACGCTGGGAAAGAAATTTGTCAGTTGAACCGCGTCCAGAGGATCCATGTTCGCAATCGAATCCCGCGCATTCCAGCCGCCCACGGGAGCGGGAACAGACGCAACCCTAGCGGCGGTTCCTTGGACGAGATTACGGGCCATCAGTTCGCTCCGTAGCCGGAATCCGGGATGTTGTCGTAGCCGATCAAAACACTACCCGGACGCGGCGCGAAGCTCAGGTTCGCAGAGGACATATCCAGCGCCATCGCTGCCTCGAGTTCGTAAGCGAAATTCCTAAACATCGCAGTCGTGTCAAAGCCTTTCGCCTCAAAATACTTCAGCTTTGTCATCAAAACCATGAGCCGCGAGGGATAAATACAGGTATCCGTGTCCACCGTGAAGCTGGTTTTCACCGCACCCGCTGCGCTTAACGCCCAGCCGTTCGACCTGTATTCAAAGCCCAGGCATTCGGCATTGGAGAAACCGGGCCAGATTTGAAAGTACGATCCGAGCAAGCGCCAGCGAATCCTTGGGCCTGTAGAGATGTAGCCAGAAAGCAGCCATTCCCATTGCTGGGCGCTTTCGGGGCCGAGCATCTCCCAATGCTTGGATTTGTCCCACATCGTGCGCGGGACAAGGCTTTCGTAATCGCTTGGAAAGTCGTACTTCATCTTCTGGAAATACGCCGTAGCAGCCGTCCCAGCGGCAGCGAAGTCTTGATTGACCGTTACCTGCGTTGCAGAATCAACAGAGGCTATAAACGTGTTCTGGTTGATGCCCGTCCCGATGACTTGATAAGTCGTGTCCAGCCCTACGGTGCTTGGGATGCCGGTAATCGTGCGGGCTGCGGTCGTCCACGTTCCTGTTGTGGTCAGGTACTCGGTGTAAAATATTTTCTGCTTTGTGAGCTCGCGCCAATCAGCTTTACGCAGCAATTCATAACCGCAAGCGTTCATGAGCGCGAGGATCTGCACAACGTCCTGGTTGGTATTACCGGCGACAGAGGCGGGAGTCGAGACCCCGAGTTCGTTCGTTACCTGTTGCACCAACTGGAGCATCGTGCTCGACATAGCTAAACCTCTTTTTTAGGTCGTCCCGGCTTGCGTTTTTCTGCCAGCAGTTCTGCCATCTGTTCTTTGAGTTCTTCCAGTTCTGTGCGAGTTTTCGCCAGTTCTGAAAAACTCTCGCTCTGGTTTTTGTTCAGCAAATACGCCCGCGCTTTATCCCGCAAACCAGTAGCGCCCATGCCGACACGCTGAAGCTGACCATCCGAGGCCGTGGCGACTTGCTCAACAGTCTGGAACTTCAGGATTTGCAGTTCTGCCATCTGGTAATCGGTAAACTCTACCGGCTGATCCTTGCACCATTCCTGCAAAGGAGTGCCAATCGCTTGCGGCGCACCTTGCATCTGGAAATGCAGCCATTGACGCGGGAACCGCGCTTTGTGGTCATCCCTGACGGGCTGGTCTACAACGTTCGTTTTGTCACCGGGGACGATGATCCGCACAAAAGGACGATCCTTGTACGGCTCTTTGTCGTAGGTGTAGAACTCAACGTGCAAGTGCTGGTCTCCGTTACCGATATCACTATCAAGCATTTTGATCTCCTGTGGGGAAATTAAGCACCAGCAATCGAAACCCAAGTGGTTGCGGAAGTGGCGACAAACAGAACGCGAGTCGTTGCTGTAACCGAAAGGCTGGTGGCTCCGGCGTTAATCGTTGAAGACGTATTGAACGGGTAAACCGCTACGGTCGAAGCGCCGCCGTTGTAAACCACAACCATCGCGCCCGCTTCAGTCGGAGGCAGCTTTACGCCGGTCGATGCAGCAGCAGTACCGATTGAGTTGTAGCAGGCCGACAGTTGCAGCGCATCGCTTGCAGTCGAGCCGGTTGCCGTGAGGCCCGTTGCGCCATCACCGCAGATGCTGATAGTTGACAGCGGGGAGTTGCCGGACGAGAGAACACGCGAAGGGATAGCCATTTTTTAGATCCTTTGTGTTAGGGGAATAGACATGGCTTTCGCCATTGCATAGAGCAAACCTGAACCGCAGACCTCGATTACCACATCTTCCTGCGCAAATTCTCGCGCAATGTTCTGGAAGTCTTTCACTTGCTGGCACATCCACGGAGCAGCCTTGTATTTCTGGTCGTGGATCGAAGCCGTGATGATTGTTTCGCCATCGTTCGACTCTTGCTTGTAAACGTGGTGCTGCTCTTCTGAATAGCTAGAGTCCATGCCGAACAGGTAGATGCGCTTATAGCCTTTCAGCTTTGCAAGAACCATTGCCAGCATCCCGACAGTCGTTAAACCGCCCATAAGATGCACAGGACGCTCTTTCTCGTCCTCGAGGTACTCGTAGACTCCTTCAGTCTGAACGTGTACCAGATCGACGTTAAAGTCCTTCAGAGCGTCAAATATGCAGGGATCACATTGGCTGGCAATGTAGAACTGCGTCTGCGGCTTTGGATTCTTCACAAACCGCACGTTTTCCGGTCGTGCATCCAGCATCACATGACCGTCTGGGACAATTCCTTTTTCCAGCAGCCAATCGTATGAACCGTTGACGCTCCAGACTTGAGCGCCGTTCTCAAAACGCGCCGCCAGTTGTGGGAACGATTCGCTAAGACTCGGCCCACCTCCAACGATGCAAATGCTTTCCTCGTTCGACTTCTCATCGAAATCGAACCAAGAAAGCTGCCTTTTACAAGACAGCTTTACGTTCCCCAGCATTACGCTGGGGGCCGTATTTCCAACAACATCCAGAACTGCTTCGACCATATTAAGTAATCTGGCCTTGCAGGTGAGGACGGTTCAGCGTCACCGTGACCGTTGAAACAGTCGCAGCAATCGTTGCAAGGTTTGCCGAACGCGCTCCGAGAACCTGGAGACCCGCAGAGGCAAGAACCTTAACGCGACCAGCAGTAGCAGACAGGAACAGCGTCACCTGCGGAGTCACCGCAACTGCCGTTTTCTTGACCACCGCGTTGCCTTCGATCTGATACCAGCCAAACGTGCCAGCCAGGTTAGCAGACATCGCAACAGCCACCGGAGTGGCTTGGTTACCCGTGTTCGGAACCAGAACCGTCTGATAGGTCGTTGCGTTGTACGACACCAGCGAACCGACAACCGTTGAAGCCACCCCAACGAGCAGGATGAATTCGCCTTCGCCGTAAGTCGGATCGTCAGCACGAACGATCTTCCCGAGGACGTTGGGCGGAGTCGGGATAACTGTAGCCGTTCCAGACGAAACGCCGCCCGGAGAGGTTACACCCGTGTCGATGGTGGCGATCTGAAGCAGACCGGCTTGGTTTTCAATGATAGTAAAAGCCATTTTGCTTCTCCTTTAAGCGATCAAAACGCCGCAAAATTGCGGGCCGGAGGACGTAAGATTGCCCGCCCATCCAATCAATTTCACAATCATTCTGTTACTTTCAGCCTTTCGGCTTACTGACCATCTTTCGATGGCGGGGAAACCGCTTCGGATCTCCCTCACCGACTTCAATAAAGTTATATCGGTGCTCAGACTATCGCTTCCGCTTTCGCGGCCCTCTCACTTAGTCGTTCACGCTGCTTTCGCTTGCGCCCTGTCGCCCGCTTCCGGGCTTCCAAGTCAATCAGAGAAGGTTTATAGACACCATTTTAATGAAACGTTGGTTTAGCGTCTTGGTTAACGGCTTGCCGTTCGCCGCCAATCGGTACGAAATTCCTGTCCACATGAGGCCGGAACATCATGTATTTCGTATTCAAGAACCACATATGCGAGGCAGTCGCAGCCGAACCGATACCGCCGTCCAGCACAACATCCGAGGCCATGCCCGCGCCGTAGTATTTCAGCGAAGCAAAGCCAGCACCCGCAGACGAGTTGCCCGAGTCAGAGATGCGCTGAATCGACTGAAGCGATTGCAGATACAGACGGTAATAAATGTTATCCGCCACGATCAGATCCGGTTTGTCGGTTCCGCGAATTAGTTGCACAGCCAACGAGTCCATGTACTGCTGGATGTTGGAGGCCGAGGTAGCTGAGCCGCCGTCCGTCACGCCAGAATATGCAACCGACCGCCAGAACGAGTAAGTGGCACGGTTAATGCCGCCGTAGGTTCCGGTGGTTGGTGCATCAGGTACAGCCGCGCCGAGGCCCGTGATGTTCTTGCCGCTGTTGCCGGTTCCGTCCAGATAGATATCCGAACCGATACGGTTAGCAAGTTGCGCTTCAGCCACGTTCATGCGACCGTCGAGCAGGTCGATGATCGCTTCTTTGCCGCTGTTCTGGATCATCTCCAGGCCGCTGATAGAGACTGCCGCAGCGTACTGGGTGATGCCGAACTGAGCAGCCGAGATCGGGCTGTTTTGCGACACGTTCAGCACTTCGTAACCCGAGTAAGAGTTCGTGTTATTCGTCGTGCTGTCGTTGTACATAATCTCTTGCAGGATGACGTTACCGCCGGAGAACGTTTTCACGTTTCCGCGTTCCTTCAGCCTACGCAAGAGCGCGTTGTTGTTCGTTACGTTGTCTGCAAGCTCACCCGAGCGACTTTGAATGTTGGTCGCAATGATGTCACTTACAGAACTATTGGCGAATGCCATGTTTTAGCTCCTTGAAAGTGGTTAGAGTCGTTCGCTGAGGTTTTCAAACTGCTCTGCCAGCAACGCCCGACGATCTTGCGCTTTGGATTGAGTAGCCGCTCCGGGTGTGGAGCCTCTGACGCTCACCGCTGCCGCCCTTGCTGCTTTCGCAACCCTATCGGCCCCGGCTCTTTTTGTCTGCTCAACTTGGGCTTGTTTGCCCGCGTGAACGGTCTCGAAAAGTCCCGGATCTAGGCGCACCGCTTTGTCGTAAGCATCTTGCAAATCGGTCGCAACGCCGCTCTGTAGGAGCTGGATCATCACAGGCCGTGCTTCTTCAAAATGCTCTGCCTTCTGCGAGAAATTGTTTATTTCTCCGAGAAGGGCTTGGTTTTGTAACTGTTCTTGCTGCTGTTTCCAGCCCATCACCTCGCCGCGAACCGAATTAAGCTCGTTTTGCAAGGCATAAAAATTTGGATCTACGGCAGTCTGTTGTTGCAAACCACCGACATCAGATAAATTTACTCCGTAACTTTGTGCAAGTCTAGCAAAATATTGGTGCTTTTCAGCGGGTTGCGAGTTTCTTAAAATGTGGTCTGCTTCCATGAGGGCTTTTACAGCCTTCGGAGCATCAATCCCCAGGCCCGTAATTGTCGGCATATACGGCGCAATAACCTCTTGCATCTGATCCGCGAACTGGGCTTTAGACCTAAGCGGCTCAATCCCCGCCTTCATCTGTTCTTCGCGCTGATGGGCGTATTCTTTCAG